TGGTAAAAATCATTATGGTTTTGACAAAAAACAAGGTAAGACAATAGAAGAAATCTTTGCTTTAAAAAAAGATAGACAAATAAGACGCAAGTATATAATAAGGAAGTAATATGGCATCAGTAGTAGACATTTGTAATGGAGCATTAAATCAACTAGGTGCATCAACTATACTTACACTTACAGAAGATTCAAAGAACGCAAGACTTTGCAACGCAAGATACACACAAGTTAGAGATAGTTTATTTAGATCTCATCCTTGGAATTGTTTAATTAAAAGAGTTGAACTAGCAAAAGATACTGCAACACCTTCATGGGGTTTTAGTTATCAATTTACTTTACCTGCTGATTGCTTAAGAGTTATTACAATCTTAAATTATGATCACGATTATAAAATTGAAGGTAGAAAAGTTTTAGCAAATCATGCAACAGTAAAAATTCAATATGTTTCAAGAGTAACAGATGCTAACGAGTATGATGAATTATTAAGAGAAACAATTTCTGCATCACTAGCAGCAGATATTGCTTTTGCCGTAACTTCATCTAATCCTACGGCTTCTAATATGTATAAATTATTTCAAGATAAATTAAGAGAAGCAAGGTTCGTAGATGCTACTGAAGGTCAAAATACTAATCCAGATAATGGTCAATCAGATGTTGTTGGTGCTTCTTCTTTTATAAACTCAAGGTATTAACCCATGGCTAGAGTTGCTGTTCAATTAACGAACTTTACAGGTGGTGAGCTGTCTCCTAGATTAGATGGCAGAAACGATTTACAAAAATATCCTACAGGATGTAAGACATTAGAAAACATGATTGTTTATCCTCATGGAGCTGCAGCTAGAAGATCTGGTACACAGTTTGTAGCAGAAGTAAAAGATAGTTCTAAAGAAACAAGATTAATTCCTTTTGAATTTTCTACAACACAAACTTATATGTTAGAGTTTGGCAATCAATACATAAGATTTTATAAAGACAATGGTCAAATATTATCTGGTGGTTCGGCTTATGAAATTAGTTCACCTTATTTAGAAGCAGAATTATTTGATATTAAATATGCACAATCAGCTGACGTTATGTATGTTTGTCATCCTAGTCATCCAGTAAAAAAATTATCTAGAACTGGTCATACATCTTGGACATTAACAGATGTTGGTTTCACAAATGGTCCATTCATGGATCATAATATTGAAACAACTACTATGACATCTTCTCATACTAATAAAGGTCAATCAGCTACACTAACATTATCATCAACTACTGGAGTAAATTCTAACCAGGGATGGTTATCAACAGATGTAGGTAGATTAGTTCATGTACTTGATGGTCATGCAAAAATTACAGCATATACATCAACAACAGTAGTTACTGCTGAAGTGTTATCAGATATATCTAATGGTTCTGCTACAACTGATTTTGCATTAGGATCATTTAGTTCTACTACTGGTCATCCTTCTTGCGTAACTTTTTTTGAACAAAGATTAGTATTCGCAGCAACATTATCTCAACCACAAACATTATTTTTTTCAAAGTCTGGTGATTATGAAAATATGGATGATGGTTATCACGAAACTGTAGCAGATGATGATTCTATTATTTATACTATTGCTTCTAACCAAGTTAATGCAATTAGATTTATGACAGCTACAAGAACTTTAATTATTGGTACTGCTGGTGGTGAGTTTGCAGTTAGTGGTGGTGGAACTGATATTGCAATCACACCTACAAACATATTAATTAAAAAACAATCTAACAATGGTGCAGCAAACGTAGATGCACTAGCAGTAGGTAACGCAACTTTATTTTTACAAAGAGCAAGAAGAAAATTAAGAGAACTAGCTTACAATTTTGACGTAGATGGATACCTTGCTCCAGACTTAACTATCCTTGCAGAACATATTTCTGAAGGTGGGTTTAAACAATTATCATATCAACAAGAGCCTAATCAAATTATTTGGTGTGCTAGAAATGATGGTCAACTAGCTGGATTAACTTATCAAAGAGAACAACAAGTAGTTGCTTGGCATAGACATATATTTGGTGGATCATTTGGAAGTGGTAACGCAGTTTGTGATAGTGTTGCAACTATTCCAACAGATGATTCAGAATATCAAACATGGGTAATTGTAAAAAGAACAATCAATGGTGCTACAAAAAGATACATAGAATATATTCATGAATATGATTTTGATGAAACAGATGATACTTCATTTAATTTTTTAGATTCACAATTATCTTATGATGGTTCAGCTGCTTCAACTATATCTGGTCTTGCTCATCTTGAAGGTCAAACAGTATCTATATTAGCTAATGGTGCAGCACATCCAAACAAAGTTGTTAGTTCTGGTGAAGTTATATTAGAAAGATCTGCAACTAAAGTTAAAATTGGTTTACCTTATACATCTTTATTACAAACAATGAGAATAGATGCTGGCTCACAAAATGGTACATCACAAAGTAAAACTAAAAGAATCTATGACATTACTGTTAGACTTTATGAAAGTATTGGTGTCGAGGTTGGACCAGATTTAGATAACATGGAAAGAATACCTTTTAGATCTTCAGCTAATGCTATGAATAGTGGTATCAGTGTATTTACTGGAGACAAAGAAGTAGAATTTAGAGGAAACTATGAAACAGATGGTTTTATATTTGTTAGACAAACTCAACCTTTACCTTTGACGATACTGTCATTATATCCTAAACTTCAAACAAACGATGGATAGTAGGATAATCAATATTGTAAAGTACAAAGGTGAGCATGGTCAATACATTATGAAACAACAAATGAATCATGTATTGATGGATAAAGATATGGAGTTTGAAGGTAACGCAATGAATTTAGAACAAGAGAATTTAGCATTTACAGGTATGATTGATGGTAAACCTATTTTTGCTGCAGGCATGAAAATTATTTGGAGTGGTGTTGCAGAAGGTTGGGTGCTAGCAACTAAAGATGTTTTGGATTATCCATTGTCTGTTGCGAAAGCAATTAAAAAAGATTTTGCACGAATTGCTAAAGAAAACAATATCAATAGAGTTCAAAGTGCTATAAGAGCAGACTATACAACAGGTTTAAAATTTGCTAAATGGTTAGGATTAGAGGAAGAAGGTTTAATGAAAAAATTTGGTTTTGATGGTTCTGATCAGTATATGTATGCGAGGTTATTCTAATGAGTTGGCAAATGGCAGCAGTAGCTACAATAGGTGCAGTTACAGCTAAACAACAAGGTACGATTGGAAAGTTTAATGAAGCTGTTAGTGAACGTAATGCTAAAGTTGCAGAAGCTGAAGCCGTACAAATAGAAAAAAAAACTGAATTTGATATTGCTAGATTTAATAATTCATACGAAAAATTAAAAGGTTCAGTAGAAGTAAACCTTGCTAAATCTGGTGTAGTTTCTGGACAAGGCACAGCATATAGAATAGCAACTGCTAATGCTAGAGAAAAGTATATGCAAGAAAATATTATGAGATACAATTCTAAAGTTGCTCAATCTAAAAAAATTGAAGAAGCAAACTTTGCTAGAATATCTGGTCAAATGGCTAGACAACAAGCTAGACTTGCACAAATACAAACAATAGGATCTACAGGAACAAGTTTACTAAACATGAGTAATTTTGGAACTACATCATCAACAAATACCTACACTGGTTTTGGTAAAAGTGGTTATGGTAGAAACCCAGAGGATATGATGTAATGCCAAAAATACCTACATTTACAACTCAAGCAACAATAACAGGTGAAGTTGGATCTGTTAAATCTAATATTCAAATGAGTTTAAATCAAACTATGGGATCTGCTATAGCACCCATAACAAAAGAAATTGTACAACACAAAGTTAAACAAAAAGATTTTGAAAATAAAACAGAAGCATTAAAATTAGAAAATGATTTTATTAGAGATATGCAGAAGGTTTATACTGAAGCAGGTAATTTAGAAAACGAAGAGCAAGCACAATCTATTGTTAAAAATAAATCAAATATGTTAATACAAAAATATTCTGGTTTAGCAAGTAATAAAAATTCACAGACTTTATTTAGTCAATATGCTTTAGCTGAAGTTCAAAAAGGAATTTTTAGAACAAGCACATCAGTTCAAAGAAATACTTTAATTTCTTTAGATACAGAAGTAAATAAGAAAAAATCAAGATTAATGATTACAGCTTTAGATGTTACTGATGGTTTTGATTATGAAGTTTTGCAAAGAGATTTAGAAGATTTATATGTTACAAATTATCAAGGCAAAGTTCCAAATGCTATTTTAGAAAAAATGATAAGTGGAATACCTAATGAAATAAAATTTTTAGAAGCAGATAAAATGATTTCAGAATCTCCTAGAGAAGCATTAGCTATGTTGATGGATGAAAAAGATTTTCAAGGTTTAACATATGATTCAAGAAAATCATTAATAGAGAAAGCTAAAATAACTATAGCACCTATGATTAAAGATGAGTACACAGATCATCTTGCAAAAATTGCCGTAGGTAAAGAAACATCATTTGATATGAAAACTGCTTCATTAGTATTACCAACAAAAACTGTAAATGAAATGATTGAACAAGAAACATTTGCTAAAGATCGTACAACAAATA